TGGTAATATATGGTATGGTCACGGCGCTTGCAAGAAAAAAAGATAGAAAATTTGAAACGACCGCGAAGCGTGCTATAACAACCGCGGGCCTGAACTGGTTTCGACGGGAGGAGTGATAGGATTCATGCGCGCCGCGGGTTGCCGGTTGACCGCGTTAAAAACGATCGGGCAAACTAACTGCGAAAAAGGATAACTTGATTCCGCTCTTTAGAACGCCGCGCCCTGAGATGATCGATCGCATTGCGGCATAACGATCGAAATGGCGAATAGCCTACGCCACTAAATAGGCGCTTTGTCCTTTGCATATTACGCGCGTCGATTTGAATTCTTGACCCTTTCGGACGCGGGTTCAATTCCCGCCGGGTCCACTATCCGTTGTTGGCGGATTGAAGCGCCGCGCTTGATTGTTTGATCGGGCGCGGCGTTTCTTTATTCATCTGGTAAGTTACTTAAAGTCTCTAGCAGATTGGACAGATCGGGATCGGCGGTACAACGGCATTGTATATCTTCGCCCGGATGCCCCGTTTCCACGGGCGGCGAATTCCAATCGAACGTCTTACCGTTGTTTTCGATATGCGTTTCGCGTTCGCGCCCGTCATCAATCCCGCTCCAAATATAGCGGGTAACTCCGATGTCTTGTTGTCGCGCACCGTTTAATTCGCTACATACTTTCTGCGTTTGATCGCGCGCTATCAATTCCGCGCGCGATTCGGTAACGCCTTCGATATGTTCTAACCGCGCGCGTAGCGTTTCGCCATTTTCGCCTTGCAAGAGCGTATCATGAATCGCTTCGCGCGCTTGCTCTTTATAGTCTCCGGCAAGCGACTTAATGAGATCTGAATTTTCTTTAATCCTATGACTAACAACGCGCCCGACACGATTAGAATTATCCCGAAGAATAGAAGTAAGATTAACGCCGATCTTGGAATTGATTTCACGAATAAACGCTTTCTTGTGTTCCGCGTCCGCTTGGCCTATGTACTTTTCCGCGTAGTCTTTCGAAAGTGAATCAATGCGCTCGGAAAACTGCTTATCGAATAGCGAATTGTAATCGGTGAATTTCGAGTCTTTCACAAGCCCGTCGATAGACTTGATGAATTCGAGATTAAACACGCCGATTTCACGTACTAGCGAAAGCAGGGTTTTTCGATAGCGCAATTCAATGGACTTATTGGGCTTAACGCCCTTAACTTTTCGACTGCCCCGCCTCAATACGGATTTCAGTTTATTTAGATTGATCGGCATTCGCTACCCGCGGGGTTGTGCACTCGTCAAAATACTCATCCGTTTTCAGCCCCGCCACAACCCCAAGACTAACGGACGTCGCGCCCATTACAGCCGAAGTAATTCCGAATCCCCATTCGATCCGCTTGTCCTTGTTCGGGTCGCCCGTATCTGGAACAGCCGCGGAGATACCGCCCGCACCCGCGAGCCCGCCGCTAATCGACGATCCCCATTTCGCCCAATCGCGTTGATCACGCAACACACTACATTTATCCGTACCAGAACAGCCACATATCAACCACGCGAACACCGCGGCTAGGAGAATCAAGAGCAGGGTAAAACCGATTAGGTAAAAAGCCTCTTTCGGTGTTTTGCTATACATCACAGAGCCTCGATTTTCTTCGCAAGTGCGACCCGCAGTTTGGCGCCGCGGTAGGGCTTACAAGTATGCCCCGTTGCGTAATAAGATACGGCGCCAATTACCGAACCACAACGCGCATAGGCCGCTTTGAGCACAGAGATTCCAGCATCCAATTGTTCGGCGGGATCTTGACCGAGCATTTTGTTATTTACTTGCATCAACCCGACTTCGCCAAGCGCTCCGATCGCGGCATAATTCCAAGTCGATTCGTGCGAGACGATCGAAGCAATTAACGCGGGGTTTACGTTGTGGCGTTCCGCCGCGTCCAATACGATCGGCGCCAGCTTGCGCGCGTTGTTCAGCTTGCGCGGCGAACACTTGTCAAAATAGGCAACGAGAAATCGATCCAATTTCGCGGCGTACACTTCGCGCGGTTGCGACCACTCGAACGAAAGATCGCGTTCAGCCGATCCCGCGGGGCGAACGAAGATCGAATATATAGCCAAAACGAAAATCAAGATCAAAACTACCTTGAAAAGCGCTTTGTCTCGCGGGTCCATTTCGGTCATTTTGTTTTTACCTTGGCAATGGTGTGACCCTTGGTAAGGATCGCTTCGTCCAGCTCTTTCTCTGTGAGTTCTGCGGCGAGATCCTCTAGTGTATCTTCCGTTTTGTTTTTCTTCGGGTCCACACCGTTCGGCATGAACTCTTTTTTATGTTTCTCCGAATCGGGAAGTAATACCCAATCGTCAAGCTTTTTTTGCTTTCCGGGATTTAGCGAGCTCAAACTCATGCCGCCCATGCATCACCTCGGCGTATTCGGATAGGATTGTATCCGAGAGTAATCGACGTTCGCCTGATGTATTACGGAGGTATACGCCGAATTCGTCATTCCGATATTCAGAAGTTTTAGAGCCGTTGTCGTCAACGGCAAACGGGTAACAATTCCGCCAACGCCACTCACGAGTGCGTTGTTCACAAAATAGTCAGATCGTAGTGCGGCCGAGTTTACTTCCACCCGTAGTTTCATCCAATTGGGAGTGGCGGGCATGGGTACACCAGTATCCACCGTAGTGTTTCCGCCACCCGCGACGCTGTTGATATTTCTGGCTTGCAGATTCACGCCTAAATTTAGGTGGTCATAGAGCAGATAGATCCCGTCCGTTGGCGCCCCGCCCGTTATGTTGTTATGAATTCCGAATCTCAGAATGTACTCGTCTGCCGCCGCAGACAAAGCCTGCTCTGTCAATGACGCTTCGGCCGCGCAACATCCACCGCCAAGATAAAACGGAGTGGCACCATAGTATCCAAGAGCATACCCCGTCGCGGTCGTGCCTGGTCTAACGTGTATCACACCTTGACGTCCCGACGATGCCAGTAGAGTACTTACCGCCATGGCGGCACCGGCTCCCGAGGGGACAGGAGTAATCCCTGTGTCGCCGTATCCGAGCAAGCCAGATAAATAATCATCGAATTTCGAAAGCCCATACGCCGGATTCGCGACTGCGGGATCGTTGACGGCGGAGAACCAAACACCCGACGCCGTCGCTTGAGATCGGAGAGTGACGCGCAACGTCCCACGCGGCATCAACCGGTGAAAAGTCGAGCGATCCGCGTTGTAGATTCCGACGAAATTTGACGAAGGGTTTTCGAAAACGAACGGCGTACCAATCCGGATCGTTCGCGCGTCCGGAAGGACCATACAAAACAGGGTCGCGACGCCGACGAGCGGATCGACGATTTCGAAAAACCGTTTTGTCGGGCTAACGATCTGTAGCGCAGTATCACTCGCGGCGATGATGATCTGGCGCTGGTCGTTGTATTTTCTAGATCTCATGTCCTTTACTCCCGCGTATACGTCGCGACAAGCGCGCCAGGCGTTGCAATGGCGGGCGCCGCGTCAAAGGCGTAGTGTAAACGGATACGATCAAAGCGATACCCTTCGAAGTCAATAAGCGCGTCTAACACCGTCGCGCCAATCGAAAACCAAGAAATCGTTTCCTCTCCCGTAGTGAGATCAAACCCGATACTGAGATTGACCCACCTAAGAACGCCGCCAACTAATACGCCATTACTGCCCTGGAAAGTTACGGTAATCGTGCGATTGGCGGACGCTTCGGACAAGCCGCCCTTTGCGTAAATCTGAAAACAAACGCCCGCAGAATCACCGCGAACGATCCCGTCATCATTGGGCAGATTGCGCCCGCCGCTCGGAGCCGCAACGATCGCAACATCATTAATCAGGCTGGTCATTGTCAAACCCTTTCTAATGCGGGCGCCGCGGGCGCCGTTTCTTTGTAACTCTCAAGAGCGTCAATATACTCTTCATCAATCGCCGTATATGTTTCGTCTTCCTGTAGCTGTCGCGCAACGATCGCGGGCGTTGTGACTTCCGCGGTCAAATAGATGTTATCGCGTTGCGCCCGTTTAAGCTCCACGTCCGCGCGCTCGTTATCCGACATTTGCCAAAGCGGCTCAAACTGCGATCGGAAACCCTCCGGCACGCCACCCCATATCGCCCGACACAAGAGCGGGTCAAGAAGGACATAGCGCGGCGCGTAAACCGTGTTTTGGTCCGCGGCCACGTGGTCATAGTAGTTACGTTGATCGCCCTGCCCCGTGGCATTTAGGCCGCTTGCGCTATCACCAAACAACCGCGTTTCGGGTATGTCCGCCGCGCCGCTAACGACGCGCATGAAAGCAAACATCGTTTCAGGCAATCCGGTAAGAGTTGCGGCGAGTCTAACGTATTCTTCCTCGCTATCTAGCACCATCATATTGAGATTGGAACGCATATACGCCGCGGTTTGAAAGCGCTTTATCATCGCGCTCTCTTCGCCTAGGCTCGCGAGTTTGGCGAAGAAACCAGGCGTTTTGAAAACGTCCGTTGACAACTGATTAACCAACGTAGCGCAATTCTGGATCACCGATTGCGCGGGCTCGATAGCATCATTTAATCGTTGCACTATAGATCCGTGCCAATTGGCGTTCGCCTGGTAACGCTTGAAGGGCAATCGATCGCCGTCAAACTGAATCACACGCGTGTAGTGTATAGCGTTTGAACCGATCTTATAGTACTCCGGCGCGCGGTAGTTTGGCGAAACCAGATTAGCGGTATTCAATATGACCGAATCGATCTCGTATCTACCTAACACAACCAGATGCGTAACCGCGCTTGTCTCTTTGATCGGATCTTTCCAATCGAGATCAGACGTGCCGAGGATAATCACGGCGCCGCCGTACAACCGGCCGAGCTTCGCCGCTTCAACAAATTTGGCCTTTACGCCCAATGTGCTTTCGAGATCGTAAAAGCGCTTTACATTGTCCGTGTCTCCATCGCCCGTAATAACAAATCGATCTTTACGAAAGGCATCATCAACGGGTATGTCAACACACTTTTTCATTAACCAATTCTGATACACTGTATCAAGAGCGTTTTGGTCGAAGGTCTTTGTGACATAGATATTGGCGATAGAAGGATCGCGGCCGTCAACACCCATACTAGTTACAAGATTCTGCAATCCATCATTTACCGTTTGCGCTTTGGACGCGTCGATTATTTGCGCTTCGTGTTCGGTCATACCGACCCCTTGTAAGTTATGCCCTGATCGGACTGTAACAGCATTTGAATCGCGTCCATCGTAGTGTCAACTTGATCGTCATGCCTATGTGACATAGTGGGCGAAAAATCTTCATGTTCTTGTATGAAGGCGCGGATGAAGGGCGCACCCATTGGGAGTATAACCTTTCCCTCATCAATCGCGGGTGCGCTTGAATAGGCTCTAGACACTTTGTCAGTATTGCGCGGAACGGGCACGATATGCAAGGTGGGCAACTCTTTTTTAATTTCTTGGATTAGTCCGATGCCACTTGCCTTATCTTCGATATACGCTTCGCGCAATCCAATCGCATTGGTTCCGCTAGCGTGTTTCCACTTCTCAAACATCGAAACGAACGCGCGTTTCAATGCGGGCGCTTCTAACTTGTCTCGCATCAAATCAATTAAATAGATCCTCTTATCGTCGCCTTTACCCCATAGTGCAAAGACAGAGTAATCATTGTGCTGTCCTATCTTGTGCGCCGTGTCGCAAAACAGATGCAATGATTTGATATGGGCTAGCGTGCCGCTTTGATACCTGAGATCACCGCTCGCTTTATCATAACTCGCGTAATAGCCGAAGCGATCAACGGCGAATACCGAGCCGCCGGGGACCACCGGACGCTGCATATACTGCGCGGAGAACGTGTATTTGTCGGCCATTGCAAGCGATAGCAGTTGTTCACTTGTGTGCTTCTCGGGCCAAATAGCGCCGTGCCCTAGTGGCACGGGGATCGGTATGCCGTGCGTATATTCCGCGGGGTATTCGTCGCCAATCAACTCCGCGGGAATAAGCAAGTGGTGCCACATATCGCCAGATGCGCCTTTGAGCAATACGCCACTGAGGTCATCAACATGCAAGCGCTGCATTATTATCACGATCGGAACAGACTCATTGACAAGACGGCTACGTACCGTATTCATAAAGCGGTTATTGATCGCTTCGCGCTTTAAGCGGCTATACGCATCCTCCGGTTTCAGCGGATCGTCAATCAACAGCGCGCCCGAAAATTCATTGCTCGCGAGATCTCTACCGGCGCGGAATCCTGTAACCGCGGCGCCCGTTGCGGCTGCGTAAAACCCACCGCCCTGGTCGGTATACCACCTCTTTTTAGCTTGTGCATCGTGCTTTAATAACATAGGCCAAAGCGCTTGGATGTAATCCGCCTCAATAGTCTCTTTGATCGATGCGCTGTTCTCGCTCGCCAGTTGATCCGAGTAGGACAGGTGCATGAACTTTGAACGCGGATTCTTGATAATGCCCCAAGCGCCAAACGCCTTAATGACCAATTCGGTCTTAGTGTAACCAGGGGGCACATTGATAATCAGGCGGTTAATCTCGCCGTTGTAAACACGCTCTAGGGTGCTACAGATCAAGCGGTGCAATGGGCGGACAACTAGCTTTCGCCCGTCACGATTCTTGAACAGATAGCGCGCGAAGTCTATTAGATGCGACTCGCAAACGTGCCGCGTCAATCGTGGATTAATATTCGCCATTCCAATATTCTTGGAACGTTTCGATTTCAGCGGGCGTTAAAGGCGAAGCGGGACAAGGCGCCGTTGTATCTTCAATCGCTTTAATCTCGCTCGGTTTAGCGTAGACGTAGGGAAGGATCTTTTCCGCGGCTCTAGTGGACAGGTCGAGCGGCACGGGCTCGCCCCTGATTACCGGGGACGCTTCGATCATGTCGGCAAGCTCCTCCCATTCGGCCGCGTCAGGCATAGCGCCCGGCCCCCTAGACCGCACCGTGTCGAGTATGGCGGCGATCTTACTATAGCGGGCTCTAGGGTCAAAGCCCGCCATGACTTCGGCCAAAAATCCGCCGGGGTGCCTCACATCGTGCGTTATAGCCGTGTCTGCTATGTCCGTGAAAAGCTGACGCTGCATACGTTGACGCAACGCGGCATCCTGCTCGGCTTGCAACCGTCGCACCCGTGACGCAGCGGCAAAACGATCTAGAGGATCAGATGTGGGGATCGCGCCCATGTATGGTAACATATGGTATGGTCACGACGAATGCAAGAAAATAGCGGCGCGGCGGGCTAGTAGAAGGAAAGACTAGTAAAGAGGAGATCTTAAATTTCGGAATATTCGCCAGGCGAATCGGGCACAACGCCCGTCGAGCGCAACGGCGCCAGCCATCTGGCTATTAGGTCTTTGCACTCTTTGCCACCATAATACCAAGACTCAGATCCTAAGTATACCCAATCACTAGAGAATCTATCGAACAATAAACGCGGCTCGCACAAATAGGGGGACCCCCACAGCGTCATAGTATCGGGGCGCCGATAAAGGATCTTGATTGAAGCGAGGCGGGCAGGGAGGTCTAAGAACCGCCGCAATTCGGCGCCCGCCCCGCCGGGGCAATCGGCGGTAAACTCAAAGCACGCGGCGATACTAGGCACGCGGTAACCTAACGCGGCGGGCGTTGTGCGCGGGGAGATACCCCGAGCAACACTCGGAATAGCTGTAACTCGCGGGATCGCCCCCCATTGTAAACGACACCGGGACGGAGAGCCGTTGTGGTCCAGGGGGTCCACTTGTAACCGAATCGCGCGTCGCGATACTGAGAGCGTTTGAACCAACGATCCTCGCCAATCCGGTGGGCGATCTCGCTACGTACAGAGGACCCAATCGACTCGAAAACTTCCGTCTTTGTGTTTTGCGTTTCCATAACCCCTTGCCTATGCAAACCCAATGCCAAGAGCCGCGCATTAAAACCATTGACCTTTTCGCGATTAGGCCAAGAGCTTTAATGAATCTTTTGCGTAGCCCTTTACGCCTTTCCGTTTTAATACCCCGCGCTTATTAAGCTTTTCAGCGGTTTTAAAATTTGCGTAGTTTCGCGAAGTTTATATAGCTTTAATCGCCGCCGTCCGTTTGCGTTGACGCACCGCGGGCACAACGGGCGTACGATGTCGTTGACTGCGCTCTAGCGCGATCTCCCACGATCCATACACCTCTGTCACATACTCGCTTACCGTTGTCCCATTACACCCCCAGCCCTTCACTTTTTTAAATTCGTCAACTAATCGATCATAAACTATTTCCGCCCACTCTTCATCCGCAGCCCGTTTGGCCCCTTCGTTCGCGCGTTGTTCCGCGGCGGCGATTAGCTCCAGGCGCTTAGTGTAACGCTGGCGGTCATATTCCCTTTTACGGTCGCGGTCGCCCAGGATTTTCTTGTCCTCTTCGGTTAACATCTTTTCGCCTCCTCCCTAGTAGTATAGTAAAAAGTGAACGAAAAAGCAACTAAAGGGCCCCGAAATCGCACAGGAATATAAAAAGGTCAACGATTCCGCTATGGTACAAAAGCCCAGAAACCGAAGTTACGGCGTTACGATTCTTTTATATGACGCGCCTCGAAATACCGGGGGGTAAAAGGCCAATGATTCCGATAGGTTATTTTAGTGGCGTGGTTGATAGGGGTCGTTCTTAGATACAAAAAAGGCAGCGGTTCCGAGAACATGGCTGGGCGCGGCCCCGATTTTACTCACTCCTTTTTGAAATCGCTGGGGTAAAATAATTTCGTTCATTCACTCGTTTACACGTTCACTTATCCCCCCCATACTAAGTAAACTAAGTAAACTAAGTAAACTAAGTAAACTAAGTAAACTAAGTAAACTAAGTAAAGTGAGCGGAGGAACGAGTGAAATCGCCCTTTCCCGCCACCAAGAATCCAAAAAATTTTTACTACACAGAGTGCATAAAGTCCTGCATATTCCCTGTGTTTTCAGCATGATACGCCAGTAGCTTCCCGATACTCCGCCCGATCGCCCCCTTGTATCATGCTGATTTCAAAGCAGAATTTTTAAGGCCCGATACATAACGCGATACTTTTACGTATAAAGCGTATAATTAGTCACCGAAATGTATAACTAGTCAGATTAAACGCTTTTGCTATTGGTTACAAGATACTATACACGTGGTAAGACTTGAGCACGCGGCGCCATTATCCACGGTCCAGAAGCATTGGTGCGCACAATCGGATTGTTCCTGCGTAGCGGGCGATTCTACGCAATCTGTAACAAATTGCGAGTAGGCGGTATCGTATTCTTGCCCGTTGTCCTCCGCGCACTCCGCGTATATCTCCCCCGCCCAAGCGCAATCTAGCCCGCCACTATCCGTTGCGGTATCGACCCCCGAATCGCTCTCCGTGCCCGAATCGCTCTCCGTGCCCGAATCGCTCTCCGCGCCCGAATCGGGGTCGATTACCCACGTGGGCGAATTGCCGCATCCGCTACACATTACAGCTACCGCGACCGCCGCAATCAGCGCGCATGATACCCAAAGTCCAACACCCGTTTTATCCGCGTTATCCATTTTTGATCTCCTTGGCCGAGGGCGCATTTAAAGACCCGTTTTGCAATGTTCCCGGAGACACATTACCATCAGGTCATAGGGCCGTTTCGAGGCGCCGTATTTGTAGATTTCTCGCTTCTCGTAGAAATTCGCCGCGCGTTGCGCTTTGACCCCCGAATAGGGGCAAGTGCCCCCCTTTGCCCACGCGGTAAACACTTTGGGATTGGGGTGGTTTGCTACATCGTACTGCATAAGCGCGAGTGTCAGGCCGTCGCTACACGCGCCCCAATCGGCGAGGAGCGCCATAGCCGGGACGGGCAAATGAGCGTTGTACAGGTTCGCGCCGTGCAGGTTCGCGCCGCTCAGGTTCGCGCTACGCAGGTCCGCGCCGCTCAGGTTCGCGCCGTGCAGGTCCGCGCTACGCAGGTCCGCGCCGTGCAGGTCCGCGCCGCTCAGGTTCGCTCTACGCAGGTCCGCGCCGCTCAGGTTCGCGCCGTGCAGGTCCGCGCTACGCAGGTCCGCGCCGCTCAGGTCCGCGCCGCTCAGGTTCGCTCTACGCAGGTCCGCGCCGCTCAGGTTCGCGCTACGCAGGTCCGCGCTACGCAGGTCCGCGCCGTGCAGGTCCGCGCTACGCAGGTTCGCGCCGTGCAGGTCCGCGCTACGCAGGTTCGCTCTACGCCCAATGTTCCGAGCGTCCGAAACAGCCTTTAAAGCTTCATCGCGCGTCATGTTCCCCTCCTCCGTTTAGATCTTCAGCGATTTCGATTTCTGTAAAGCCCGCCGCGGTCATTGTGATCCAATAGCAGGGATCGCAGATCCCATGACTCACAAGCTCCGATTCCGCAATGGGCAACGCGTCAACCCATTGACCGTCAACGCGTTGTCGTTTGCAGTATGAGCATACAACGATCATCGGAGCACATTCGCTAGCGCTTGCGACATGGTTTCGTTTTCGGTGTATCGAAGCGCCAGAATGTTCTTTCGTCCGCCGCGTTCTTTACGGGTGAAAACTTCGATCGCCCCGTCAAACTCCCAATCGAGGTACGCAGCGAAACGCCGCACAACGGCGTCGCGCGGCCGGGAGTAACCACACGACCAACGGCGCGCCGTGCCCTTGAGATCGACGCCGCTGACCCGCTGGCGCCCGTCTAGGATACGCCGTTGGTAGTATCCACGCACAACGTACTGAGCGATCGTTTTGATCCTATCGATTTCGTCCGTGGTGAAAAACATAGCTGCCATTTTGTCCCATCCTCTCGTCGTTCTTGCCTGACCGATAGCTTATGCAAAACAAGTGCCAATTAGAAAACGCAGGCAAATAGTTCGTTTCGCCCGAATCATTAAAAAGAAATCCGGACAAAGTTGTCATATGTAGGATACAAAAAACGGCGGTTTTAACAAATTCACTAATCGTTTTGGTAGTTTAG